CTCACTTACAATGTGAGTGCGGGCGCGATACCACTACGGATGTAGAGGCCTGGATCGGTCGTTTTCTCAACTCCCACCAATCCTATCGGTTGTCCACCGATACTACGCATTAACCAGGAGGCGTGTAAGGCACACCGGTTCTTGGGAAGTTTGCCCGTTATCTGAGCACGCGCAAGCTCAGTTACTAGCGGACGCTTCTTCGACATCAAATCACACAACTTCGTGCTAGCACCATGCTCCCAATCTCGCCAATCCACCCCCCCCGAGCTAAAATTAGCGTGGGATTGGATGAATAAGTCACTCAGGTATTGCCTGAGTGCATCGGATGATAGTTTGGCAACTGCGGGCACTTTGTCATTGATAAATGTGAAGTAACTAGTAAAGTATTCTTCATTGTCACGCGTAGCCACAGCAGCATGCGTGAGGTACTTAACACGCTTACTTTGCTGCCGCAGGGTGTCCTGCCTACGTTCCGGTAGCATTGATACATCAAGCCACTTGGATAGAGGGCGTCCATGCATTCCGTTCCGGTTCCAGCAGCCAAGGAAGGTAGCGCCTGGTAGGTTGCCATACGACGACAAATTACCTAAACTCCACTCACCTGCATATATGCCAAATTTGTCCCTTAGGATACGCTGTACATCGGGTGGTGTCAAATTGAGTGGTCGCTTACCACGTTTGAAACCAATCAACGTATCATCACCGTATATCCACAGGTCAACATTTGCAGGCTGCACTTTGTAATGGTCAAGCGAGCTACATGTCGCAAGCCAGTTACAAATACTGTCAAGAATGCTAGTCCAAGGACCGCTCCAATTCCCAAAAGTCGCCCTGTATACCCAGCCCCCCGGTAGTATTATGGTCTTAATTATATTATGTGCCATCTCATGCAAAATGCGGTAATCCCACTCTTCCCCGGGTGGTAGCATGGAACGGATGATGCCAAACGCGTCAACAAGAAGGGGTTCTGCGAGCCGGAAGCCAAAGCGCTTATGGTCTATTTCGAACTCGATTTCATTATCCTCAGATTGACGGGCATCTGACGACGCACCCTGCTGCGCGCGATGACCAATCTTAATGTCACCGTGCCCATGCTTGAACACCTCCCCCACGCCTTGTGATATGGTACTACTTACAGCTGCGTTGACACCATCATTGAAGATAATTGCGCGTGATCGCAGCACGTCTCCATTGCCTGGTGTGGTTCGCTTAGCCCTGCCACCCAATTGCCAAAGACCAGCCCCCCCCATTATTGTACTCTTGCTTAAAGTTGCGACATGTCCTGCCAGTTGTTTAATGGATTCCGAGCACTGCGCACGGGTGTAGCCGAGTCC